CATTTTCTTAGCATATCTTGTCATTACACCTTTTCTTGGTGTGAAATTAACAGGATCGTATACTAATGGAGTCATGATAAGTGGCACGTATGGAGCATAAACTGCACCTGTTTCAAGGAACTGCGCTCCTCTATATCCCATAAGGATTACGTTTTCTTTCATGTATGGGTTTTTGTATACTGTGTATCTGTTATTGATTGCACCAATTTTCTGAACACCAGCAGCAAATTCCATTTTGTTACCATCTGTGTCAGCAGCAAATCCAGGAATAGATTCTAGGATAGTTGCAACAGCAGGTGAAGTAACTAAGAAATTAGCACCACCTCTTAGTGTCTTTTGATGAATTTTATTAGATACTTTTTGAAGTTTAGTTCCTAAAGTCTGGAACCACTCTCCTTGAGTATTATAATATCCACCGTCAGCTACACCTTTTCCTTCAAATGCTGTACCAGCAGCATTTAAGAATTGGTTAGATACTGCAGACCAATATTCAGTTGTGATTGCACCGTCAATTAACATATCTAATATTTCAAGATCAATTTCCATTGATACATATTCACTTTGCATTTCAAGATTTACTTCTGGAATATCAATATCAGTACCATTGTCGATACCAGTATTTGTACCTGATCCTTTGAATGGATTAGAATCTTCGAAGTCACCTCTTGTAATATCAGTTGGTTGTACACTAAATGATGCAGTATATGGACCAGCTGCGATAGTTGAAGCAGAACCTGAAACAACAAATTCTACGTTACCGCCTACAATTCTTGTAAATGCTGGATACTGTACAAATGTACCTGATCCTGATGTCAATACAAACGATCTTACAGCTAACTTATCTAAGTTTGATAAAGATGACGTTGGTACCTGAATTACAGAATACTGTGAAAAATTAGTATCTGTAAATGTTGAATCATAATTTACAGATGATGAAGCTAAAGTACCTAATGTTGCAGTTACTAAAGCAGTTGATTCATTGATAGAATATCCAAATCTACCAGCACCATATAAACCACCTGATGGATCTCCTGATGTTGTAGTAACACCGAACATAGAGTCATTTGCATTTGGAGCACCAAATGGGTTATCACCCGTTCTGTCGTTGTTATCATCATCGAATCCAGGCTGTGCTGTTCCGTATTTGAAATCTAAATAAAATACTAGACCTGATGGCAAGTTCATTGGTTGTACAGAAACAAATTCTTTTGCTGCAAATTCAGCAAAGATTCTTCTTACCAATGGAAGCGCCACACCAGCCCACTCTTCAGAACCAGCAGTAGTACCAGTAGAATTAGCTTCTTTTACTAGTTGTCTTGCTTGGTTTTCTAAAAGTTGGGCCATTCCAGCTTTTTCAGTCTCGGATTTTAATCCTTCTAAGAGACCGGTCTTTTCCCATTTTCCTACTGTATTAACAACAGCTTTTCTTTGGGAAAAGTTATTATCTTCTAATAAAGATGAAATTTCCATTTTTTTATTTCCTTTTTTTAATCAAGTAATCCTGCTAATTTTTTCCATCTATCAGCTAATTGATTACCTTCATTGATTATAGTTTTAGTTGCAGGAGCAGTTGAAGTAGTTGGTTTAGAGGCAGCGCCTTCTTTTACCATTTTTCTTCTTTTTACAGGTACTGTAAAATTTTCTGCTAATGTACTAAATACTAGTTTAACTTCTCTTGTATTACCAGCTCTATCAAAATTTTCAATCACTTTCATTTTTTGATCTTCTGATAATTCAAAATTTCTAAATAATTTGTTAGTATAAAGAAGTTTTGCATTTAAAAGATTAACTTCATTGATAGTGTCTCTTAAAGATTCTATAGTAGAATATGCTTCTGTGAGTTCTTCAGATAATTCATCCATTTTTTCTTTGGAATCATCTTTATCTTTATCCTCATGCTCGCCTTCTGCTACTACTTCTTCTTCGTTAATGTCTTCTGTTTCTGAAAGAATTTCTTCGATAATTTCATCAATATTGAAATCTTCGTTTTTCATTTCTTTTGGTTCAGCCATTAGATCATTTCCTTTTGAATCAGTAGAATCAGCTGCGTCTTTATTATGAGCATCTTCTGCTATTTCTTCTTCAGTTAACTCTTCTTCAGTTAACTCTTCTTCATTTAAATCTTCTTCTAGCTCTCTTATGATTGCTTCTAACTCTAGATCTTCTTCAACGCTAGGATTTTCATCAGATGGGTCTTCATCAGCATCCATCATCATTCCTTCCATTTCCATTCCATCAGCCATTGGTTCTTCATCCATGTCCATATCAGCAACATCCATTTCAGCTCCTTCAGCATCGTCGGCCTTAACATATTTTTCACCGTCGACTACTACTGATGGCTCTTCAGCCGGTGCTTCCATTTCTGCTTCTGCATCCATGTCCATTTCGTCTTCATACAAATCTTCTGATAATTTGGTTGATAACATTGATTGAATTCTAGGAGCAAAAGCTTCTTCAAGAGCTATCTTAGCGTTTGCTAATGCTGTTTCCTTAACGGCTTTTGCATCTGCAATTGCTTCTTTTAGTAAGTCCGATTTCCCGTCCATTACTTTTCTCCTTAAATTTTTGTTTTGGAAATAAGATTATTGAGAATCTTAATAAAAATAATTAATAATAATTGACGTTATATAGAGATAACGTATTTACTATAAATATAAACAAATTAAAAAAACAGTAAAAAAGTCCTGAACTAAATCAGGACTATTAATTATTATATATTACTCAGAATACATATCAGCTATTTTTTGTTTATATATAGCTGATTGTTTTTGTCTTCTTTTAGTAATACTAGGTTTTTCAAATTCTTGTAATGATTTTAATTTATTAATTGAATCTGCAGATTTAACTTGTTTTTTCCAAAGTCTTAATGCAAAATTAATATCTCGATTAATTACTTTTGTTGATTTTGAATTTCCTGGAACTATTGATTTGTGATGTTTTAATTGCTTATTCATTTTCTGGTGATGTAACTTGTTGTTTTTGTATTGGTCTTAATGTAAACTTAAATTTTTCTACTTCTGGTAATTGACTTATAAAGCCTTGAACTCTTTGTGATTCTTTAGCAGGATCTTCTCCTAATCTAATATAAAAGAATCCTTTACCAGCTGCGTCATCAAATTTTGTTTTAATAACATGCATTCCTTTTTTATTTAAAAATGCTTGTATATCAGCTTTAACATTTCCAGCAGTTGCTGGATCTATTAATTTATATAGAAATCCGCCTTTATAGTCAGTTAATTTATTTAATAAATCAGCTTCATTTGTTTGTGGCTTCATTCCAAAAAATTGATGATACATGTTATCAACTATTGACATTTATTTCCTTTATTATAATAATTTTTAGTTAAAGTTCAAAATTAATTTACATCAAAATATTTACCTAATCCTTGTCCAATATCTTCATATGCAGATGAAAGTCTTTCTTGTAGTCTAGATATTTCTTGAGCTGTTTTTTCAAAAACTTTATATGACTCATTTAATCCTTTCATATGTCTATTAACAGTAATACCATCAAACCAATCGCCCTCTGACAATGTTACTTGTTGTGCCATTTCTACCATATATTTAACACGCTCACATAATTCTTTAAGATCTCCTTTACCATATACAGATTCTCCTAATTCGGAATATCCTTTTACTGCTTCTACAAATTCACGTTTTTGTTCATTTGTAATTTTAACTGGTTCTCTTTCTAATGCTTCTAATATTTCTTTAAATTTCATGGTAAAATCCTACATTTGCCACTATCACACAATATTGATGTAATAATGTCATTTACTTTTTTATAATCTTTTGTTTTACTATTTACTGACTCATTCATTGGTCTTAAAAATGCTCCGTGAGTAGATGGATTTGAAACAAAATCAAAACAAATTAATTCAAAATCTTCTTGAACTTCAACTGCAGATTCTTTATAAAGTTCTTTAACTGAACCTAATCCTCTACTTGATATTCCTAATGTTATACCAGATTCAAATAATGATTTTAATATTTTACCTGCAGGTGTTTCTAGTATTTGTACTGCTCCCATTAAATCATCTCCATTCCACCACATTTTTAAAACGTTATGTGAAACATTATTTAAATTAACTACTGATGATTCTGGATGATCTAGTTCTCCTAACGCTCTATTTTGATCAATATATTCTTTTTGATATTTTTTAGCTTCTCTATCTAATATATGTTTAGGATATACTCTACCATTTTGATTTTTAGCTCCAGCTCTTTGTAATACACCTTGAACAACTAATCCACCTGGTATTCCATATTGTTTACCCATTTGCTCATTAACTGGGCCTACTTGTTTAAATGGTATATATTCTACTAATAAATTTTTACTCATATTATTCTCCTAAACTTCTTACTCGTTCAGATATTTTTAATAATCTTTCAGAAATTTTCTTTAATGCATTATGAGTAGATTTACCATATGTTGATCCAGCAATACCAGATTCATTTTTTAATCTAGATGTATATCTAACTAATTGTTCTATTTCTTGTAATTTTTTAGCTACTTCTTTTATTGTACCATTAACTGTTTGTGAAGGTGTTAATTTTGGATTACCAGTTGCAAATCTAGAATATGATTCAATCATTGCGGCATATTTTTGATCCATTGCTGCTTGTACTGATTCATATTTCATATTCTTTTTCTTTTTTGCTTGTGCTTTTGTTGAAAATGCATTTGGTGTATTATATCCAGCAATTGCTCCTGTAACGTTTTGTTCGTCTATTTCTTCATCAACAACTTTTATAGTATCATCATCGTCTGCTTGTGCTTTGACTTGTGCTAATTTATCTTGTGGGACTTCAATTGTAGCTTCATTAGCTTTTGCTTGAGCCGCTGCTTGTTTCATTGGCTCTTCTTTGTCATTATCATTATCTAAATCTAAAAAGTCAGGTTTAGCTTCTTCATTATAATTTTTTCCTTTGACTTTTGCAATTGCATCTTCTTTTGACATTCCAGATGCTACCATTCTAGCAATTTGAACATCTGCAAAATCTTGATCTTTATCTCCGTCTTGATCTTGTTCTTGAATTTCTTTGAATTTAGATTCTATTTCTTTTAAAAATGACTTCATTTGGAATTGACCTCTTTTAATTCTTTGATTAAATCATAATATCTTAGTATAGTTAAAACATGAGATTCTTTTATAGTTTTAATTGTTTCAACATTACAAAGCATTTCAGATAATTTATCAACTTTAATTTTTGTTGCTTTATCTGTTATTAACGATACTTGTTCTTTTAATTGACTTTTTATTCCAGGAATAATTTTTTCAAAATATTGTTTAACAGATTCAGAATCATTAACGTGTGTAATATATTTATTTAATACTTTTTTTTGATTTTCATCTAATCCAGAATATTTTGAATTAAATTTATCTACTAATAACTTATAAGTTAATATACGAACGTCTTTTTTATATCCTTTATATTTTTCTAATAACGGACTTAATTTTAAAGATTGTTTTGTTTCTCCTAATAAATGACTAACAATTGATGTTTTGCATTCTAAAAGATCTTTAGGATTATCTGCTTCATCATATTCAAATAATTTATATATAGAAGCTAGTTCTTTATAGTTATTGATTCTAATTTTTGAAACTTTTTGGAAATCAAAATTTTCTGATATTTCTTTTACTAAATTATAACGTTGTCTACGTAATAAACTTTTATTAAGTTTGCTATGAGCGTCTTTACAAGTTCTAATAAAATCTAATGCTTGAGCTTCTGATTTTAAGCTTTCTTTAATTAAAGAATTATACAATTGTAACTCTTTTGATAATGCTGTATTTTTTCCGAAATATTTTTTAATTATATCAACAGTAACTGTTTTATCTGAAGTTAGGGTCTCTGATGTAAGTTTCCTAACTAACATTTCAAAAAGAATAGCAGTATTTTTATACTTTGAATGTTTAAGATTTTTCATGTTAATACACAAGTTCTTTCATATAAATATAGTAATCTTTATAAAATATTGTTTTCATCCAACAATGATCCATTATCATCAATTTCTTTTTTAGTTTCAAACAATACTTTTGATCTGTTTTTCTTTATTTTTTTTAAAATATCTGCATTTTCTGTAGCTACTGATCTTCGTTTTTTCTTGTATTCAGGTTGAAACGTTGTAGTTTGTTTTAATGTTTTTGCACCAGTCGGATCCCAACCTAATTCATTTGCATGTTGTCCATATTTTATACCCTCCGGAGGACGTCCTCCTTTATCGGTATCCATAACGTCATCGGTGCTCATATGCATTGAAGCTAAATCATGCGGAGTGCCATATGAAACTCCTGTTAATGTTGGATCATTTCCTTCTTGTTCTATTTGATTTTGTCTAAATCTTAATTTTAGATCTTCTACTATATTATTTCTTTCTTCTAACCATTCATCTTCAGACATATTAAATATGTATTCATAAACATACTTATCAGAAACTAATTTTGAATCTTTCATTGCAACAGCAAGTTGAATTTTTTCATTCATTAATGCAACTTTTTGTTGATCATAAATTATTGAAGGAGGCGTTAATGATAATTCAAAACCAATTAAATCTTCTCCTTCAAATCCTTGTGCATATAAATGTACAATTGCAATTTTAGATAATTCAGAAACTACTATTTTTTGTATTCTTTCTATGGTTCTTGCAAATCTAATATCCATAGAAGCTAACGTGGTTTTTCCTTCTACTCCTTCATCGTAACCTAAAAATGGTTTTGGAATTTTTAAAGCTGCCATCATTTTATGCTTAACATATTCAATGTCTTCAATACCAGTAAAAGTCATTCCTGGTAATGTATCTATTTGTGTTTGACTATTACCACCTCTAACTGGTAAATAATAATCTTCTAGCATATTATTTAAATTAAACTTTAAATTATAATTTCCTGTATTTTTATCTACGTATGGAACTTTTTTCATTTTATTGATAATTTGTTCCATAAATGAATCAACTTCATTTGGTGGAATATTACCAATATCAATTTTAAATACTCTTTTTTCTGGTGCACGCATAATTCTATGAATTAGCATTGCATCTTCTAACATCATTAATTTTTGAAATTCTTGTCTAGCTCCTTCTAACATAGATCTACCATATGGTAAAAAATTAGAATCAGATATCATTCTAAAATGAGCTATTTCAAAAACATCATATTCTTGTAATTCAGAAAAAGAATGTCTAAATTTTATTTCATATTCGCCTTTTTCTTCGTCAAATTCTTCTAAACGTTCAATTTCATAAACTGAAAATGGTCTTGCATTTAAAATACCCAATCCATCAGCAATATCTAATTTAAGATAAAAATCTCCATATTTACATAAATTTCTAATCCATGGCCACATATTAAAATCAATATTAAGTATGTCATAGTATAAATTATGTAATATTTTTTGTATTTGAGTTTTATTTGCTTTTATTGTTAATATTTCTCCAAATTGATCAGCTAATGTAGATTCATCAGAATATATATCTAATGCAGAAGAAATAATAGGATCTTTATCCATCATTTCGTAATCTGTATATAACATCATACGATTTTGTTGTGCATAATAATTTGAATCATATCCTCCATATGATCCTTGACTATGCTTTCTAGATCCATGTAATCTACTATATCTATCTGCTAATCTTGTTTGAGATAAATTACCAGTAGATTGTAGTCTATTGGTATCAACTATTTTAAGTCGATCTTTTCCAAATTTTCTAACTACAACATTAGTAGAAAATAAATTTTGTAAACGTTTTCTTAAAGACGCCATATATTTTTCTTTTTATTTATTATAAATATAACTAACTACAGAAGCCATGTTAAATTTTCATCATTTGCACCATTATTCCATTTCCATG